TATCGGATGGCGAAGCTACCTGGTCAGTGAAGCCTAGCGAGGCTGTGGAGAACAAGCATACGAAGGTGTTGTTCAGCGGCCTGGTGACTGAGGAAATGGGTGAAGAGTTATTAAAATTAAGCTGGATAATTAGACATGCAGAGGATGTAGCAAAGGGGAAAACAAATGAGTAAGACAACACAAAACGTCGCAAAAATTATGACGTTAATGATGCGGATGGATGACGATGATTTCGATCATACGCTGCACACATTACAGCAGATAAAGAGCAACCGGACGAAGCAAAGT